GAGGTGGGCTTCATCGTCCGCGACGGCGCTCACTTCGTCAAGCTGACCGGCGCTACCACCGCGTAATGCTGATGCTCTCCCCGTATTCCCTGAAAGCGGTTGACGTGCCTGCTGGGCTCGTTGACCGCTTCAGGGAGGCCGGTTTCAAGGAGCAGGAACCGGAAGCCGTGGAAGCTGTTGAGGCTCCCGCGCCGCGTAAGCGTACCGCCCGTAAGAAGTAGCTCCTGGAAGGGGTTGACTGATGGCTTGGACTTCCCCGCAGGACGTTAGGGATCGTTGGTTGTTGGGTGAGGTGCCGGTGTCGGATCCTCAGATTGCCGTGTTGATTGGTGATGCTGAGGATACGGTCGGTTCTGAGTTCGCGGATATTCAGGCGCGGATTGATGCGCTGACTTTGCCGCTTGTGAGGGTGCAGAAGGTTGTGTCTCGGATGGTTATCCGGCATATCCGCAACCCTGAGGGTATCCGGCAGATCAGTGAGGGGACGGGCCCGTTTACGGGTTCACGGACTTATGGCGGTGCCGAGCCTGGTGCGATGTATTTGACGGATGAGGACCGGGCTGAGTTGGCCGGCACTAAGACTGGTCAGCGTGCTTTCACTATCGACACGGTCCCTAGCACTTCACCGTTCAGCCCTTACTATGTGCCGCCGATTGGTGGTTGGTGATGGCTGTTGCGTTTGGGTTCCCGGTTCATTTGTTCGCCCGGCATCCGTTTGGTGTTGAGGTGGAAGTCCTCAAGCATTCGGCGGGTGCTGTGGTGGATGGGTATGAGGAACCGGATACATGGGCTACGGGGTTCTTCGCTCGGGGTTGTGTGGTTGCGCCTGGTGCGGTGTCGGAGGTTTTTGAGCCGAACCGTGACGGCGTGGGGGTGGACTTCACGGTCTATTTCCCGCCGGGCGTGACTGTTGGGCCGCGTGACCGGGTCCGGTTGCCGGGCCATGACGAACCGTTCGAGGTGAAGGGCGCCCCGCAGGATTGGGGGCGTAACCCGTTCAGTGGTTCCTCGTCGGGTGTTGTGGTTCAGGTGGGCAGATTTGATGGGTGAGCTAAAGGTGAACCGTAAGGCGATCCGTGAACTACTCAAGGATCCCGCGCTCGAACGGCATCTACTGTCTGAGGCTCAGCGTATCGCTTCCCGCGCTGGTGCCGGTTATGTTGCGTCTTCGCGTATCGGTAAGAACCGTGCCCGCGCTTCGGTTATCACTGACTCGTTCAAGGCCATGCACGATGAGGCTAAGTACGGGACGTTGAGTAAGGCGGCTGGTGGTGGCTGAGTTGTTGGAGTTCCCTAATGCTGCGGTGTGGTTGATCCGCTATCTTGACGCGAACCTTGACGTCCCTGTGGTTGGTGAGGTGCCTAGCACGCGCCCGGCTTCGTTTGTGGTGGTTGAGAACGCTGGCGGCACGGCTGATACTCCGGTGACTGACGGCGCTCAACTGCTGGTTGGTTCGTGGGATACCACTAACCCGAAGGCTGAGCGGTTGTCGTCCAAGGTGCGGGCCCTGATCCGTGCCGCTGCCGGCGTTACCGTCCAGGGCGAATACTGCAAAGCCGCCGACGTAAGTAACCGCCCCGTCTACATCCCTGACCCTGACGCGAAAGTGCCGCGCTACCGGGAGACCGTGACGCTCAGCTTCCGCGGCTACGTGACTAACTAGGAGTTCCAGTGAGAATCACTTTCGCCAACAACTACACGACACCAGGGGGCCGCACTTACAAGGGCGGCTCTACTGCTGAGGTGAACGACGCTGATGCTCGTTCGCTGATTGTCCGGGGCAAAGCACGCCCCGCTGAAGTAACTAAGTCGGCGTCCGCCGAACCAAACAAAGTGAACGGAGACGCCGACAATGGCTAAGAATTACGACAATGTGAGGGTTTACGGTGACCTCGAATCTGAGGTTTTCTTCGCCCCGCTCGGATCCACCCTTCCGACCGTCGTCACGACCGACCCGGCGGCGCCGTTCGCGGCTGTTGGTTGGCTCGGTGAGGACGGCGTTCCCCTGTCCGTCTCGACTGATGTTGAGAAGTTCAAGGGCTGGCAGGGCGGTTCGACCCTCCGCACGAAGGTCACCGGGACTGAGAAGTCCTTCCAGATCCAGTGCCTCGAAGAAACCCCCGGCGTCACTGAGCTGTACTTCGGTCACGGCGACCCGGTTGTTACGGGTGTCGGCGCTGACGCTGTCGCACGGGTTGACCTGCCGGAAGGTATCGGGACTGTTGCCCGCGCCGCCGTGGTCAAGTTCGTTGACGGTGGCGTGACGAAGTTCCTGTGCTGCGAACGTGTTGAGGTTACGGACCGGGCTGAGGTGTCGCACGCTAACGCTGACATGACGGTCTACGGCCTGACCCTCGACATTATCGGTGACAGCTACCTCCTGACCAACGCGCCGGCTTACACCGCCGCGTAGCAAGGCCGGTGGGCGGGGTGTTTTCTGTGGTGGTTTCCCCCGCCCACCTCACCAGCTACTAAACCACCACGACATTCTTTAGGAGAAACCACCATGACCGCACGCAAGGCACCCGCTACTGCTAAGAAGCCGCAGGACCGTCAGACGGCTAAGGCTGATGTCGTCGCTATCAAGTCGTCCTTTGAGTGGCGGGGCGAGGATTACACGATTGACACTGACCTGATGGATGACCTTGAGTTCTTCGAGGCGCTTGAGACAGGCCAGTACGCCACCGCGACACGGATGATGCTCGGCGATGAGCAGTACGCCAAGTTGAAGGCGCAGATCAAGGCCGCTGAGGGGCGCGTTAGCATGAGCAGCGCGCAGGAGTTCCTTGAGGCCTACATGAAGGAAGCCAAGCGGGGAAAATAACGGCTCTGCTGTGGTTGCTTGAGAATCACGGCGAGGCGCTGGAAGCCGATCTGCAGCGCTATTACAACATCGACCTGGCGGACATGTATCGGGGTGTTGTTAGCGTCCGTAAGGTGTCCGTGCTGGCCACCAACCTGCCCCGCGCTTCCGCTGTCGGGATCCGTTTGGGTGGAGCCGCTGCGATCAGTGAAGAGACCGAAGCGTCCTGGCTGGTTGAGACGGCGCTGTACAAGATCGCTCACGCCAAAGCAGGCGGCAAGGGTAAGGCCCCTGAGATGCGCGACTACCCGCTCGGCGTTGCTGAGTTGGCGGCTAAGGAAACCTTCACGGAGTCACGGGCTGAGGCGTTCCGGCGCAAGCATTTGCAGAAGTAAAACACGGGGCCATGCGGCCCCTTTTCCATTTGAAGGGGTGCCGCATGGCTTCTGAGTTGGCCGCATATTACGTCTCGATTGTCCCGTCCGCTAAAGGTCTTACTGGCAAGATCGCCAAGGAGTTCTCGGGGATCGACACTGAGGCCGATAAGGCTGGACAGTCCTCGGGTAAGCGGTTCACTAACTCGTTCAAGGCCGGCATGGCTGGTATTGGCGGTGTGTTTGCCGCTGCTGGTATCGGCTCGTTCATGTCTGATGCTGTTCAAGGTGCCGGCAACCTCGAACAGAGTGTCGGCGCTATCGAGTCTGTGTTCAAGGGCTCGTCGGGTCAGATGAAGGACTGGTCTAAGGATGCGGCTAAGAATCTTGGGTTGACTCAGGATGAGTTCAACACCTTGGGTACGTTGATCGGTTCGCAGTTGAAAAACGGCGGCACGGCGATGGATAAGCTTGCGCCGAAGACTAACGAGCTGGTCACGATGGGCGCTGACCTGTCTTCGATGTTTGGTGGGTCTACGAAAGAGGCTGTGGAGGCGCTGTCTAGCGCTTTGAAGGGCGAGCGTGACCCGATTGAGAAGTATGGCGTCAGCCTGAATCAGTCGAAGATTGATGCTGAGGCTGCGGCGCTTGGTTATGAGAAGGTTGGCGGGGCACTGTCGGCTGAGGCTACCCAGGCCGCTACCTTGTCGCTGATTACGAAGCAGACAGCGGACGCTCACGGGAACTTCGCTAAAGAGTCTGACACGTTCGCTCATAAGCAGCAGGTCATGTCTGCCCGGTGGGAGGACTTGAAGACGCAGATCGGCGGGCAGTTTCTGCCCGTATTGTCTAAGGCTTTCGGATACATCACAGACACTGTCCTCCCGGAGTTGGGGAAGTTCGGTGACCGGCTTCGGGATGTTGGTCAGTGGATCAGGGATAACTCGGCGTGGCTGATTCCTTTGACTGTGGCTGTGGCTGGTTATGCGGCGGCTATGGGTGCTCTGTCGATTATCTCGACGGTGCGTGGCTGGTTGGCTGCGGCTGCTGGGGCGCAGTGGGGTTTGAACGCGGCGATGTCGGCTAACCCTATTGGGCTCGTTATCGCAGGTATCGCGGCGCTTGTGGCGGGGTTCATCCTCGCGTACAACAACATTGGCTGGTTCAAGGACGCTGTTGACGGCGCCATCAAGGGTATCGGCGGGTTCTTTACCTGGCTGTGGCAGGACATTATTGTCCCGGCGTGGGACGGTATTGTCGGCGTCATCCAGGGCGTCATCTCGTGGTTCCAGGGCACTATGTTGCCGATCATTAAGGGTGTCATTGACGGTATCGGCGGGGTGTTCTCCTGGTTGTACGAGAACGTCATCAAGCCGGTCTGGAATGGGATCAGCACGGCAGTAAATGCGGCGTGGCTGATTATCCGGTGGATCTTCCAAGCCCTCGTTGCTGTGGTGCAGAAGGTTATTGCCCCGGCTTTCCAGTGGCTTTACAACACGGTCATCAAGCCTGTGTTCGATGGCATCAGCGCGGCTATCTCGTGGGCGTGGAACAACATCATCAGGCCTGTGTTTAGCGCGGTGTGGGGGTTCATCAATAACACCCTCGGGCCCGTGTTCAACTGGCTTTGGAAGACGATCATCAAGCCGGCGTTTGACGGTATCGGGTCCGCGATTAAATGGGTTTGGGATCACGTCATCAAGCCTGTCTTTGACACGCTCTCAAACTTCATCACGAAGACGATCCCGAAGGCGTTCGAGGACGGCGTCAAGTTCATCAAGACGGCCTGGGACAAACTGCAGGAGATAGCTAAGGCACCTGTCAGGTTCGTCATTGACACGGTCATCAACAAGGGCCTGATTGACGGGCTGAACAACATCGGTGGGTTCCTCGGTTTGGACAAACTGCCGCACGTCGGGATGCCTGCCGGGTTCGCTAACGGTGGCTATACGGGTGATGGTGGGAAGTATCAGCCGGCGGGTATTGTTCACGCGGGCGAGTACGTGTTCACGAAGGAACAGACCCGGCGTGCCGGTGTGGGGAACCTTGCCGCGCTGGCTGGTTCGCTGACCGGGTACGCCAAGGGCGGGATCGTGAACCCGTTGAAGCAGATGGCTTTGACGCAGGGTTACAACCGCGTCCACAAGGGTATTGACCTTGCCGCGGCTGTTGGTACGCCGGTTTACGCGACTCAGAACGGTGTCGTCACTCACTCTGGCCCTGGCGCTTCGGCTCCGGGCGTGTGGGGTGGTCAGGAGATTCACGTTCTTGGGAACGGTATTGAGACGTGGTTCGCGCACTTGTCTCAGCTTGGTGTGAAGCTCGGGCAGAACGTGCGGGCGGGGCAGCAGATCGGTTTGTCGGGTAATACGGGTATTTCGTCTGGTCCTCACTTGCACTTCGGTACGTTCGCGGGCGGCTGGCCTAACGACATCAACCCGCTCTCTTACTTGGGCGGGGCTGGTATCCCGTCCGGTAAGCCGTGGAACCCTATCGGGGACATTGTCGGCGGGCTCGTGGACTCGTTCAAAAAGCAGTTTCCGGCGGCTGGGTTCATCGCGGACCTCGCTATCGGCGCCGGTAAGAAGATCCTTGACGGTGCGGTGAAGTTCGTTACGGGGCAGTCCGGTAAGGACGGCAACGCGACTGGCCCGACCGTTTACGACGGTGGCGGCTGGTTGCGGAACACGGGTGGGGCTCAGCTTGTGCAGCACAACAAGCGGAAGCCTGACGCGGTCCTGTCGCATGAGCAGTGGTCAACCATGTCCCGGATTGCTGAGAACAGCGGCAAGCCCACGCCTGGCGGGTTCAACAACTACGGGACGATTCACGTCCGCGATGAAGAAGAACTCGCACGGGTCATGCATGTAAAGCAGATGGACGCACTCGCGGTCTACGTATAAGGAGCGCCGCTTTGGCAAACATTGTTTATGGTGCGCCTTACATGCCACCGACACCGGAAGCGCCGGCATGGACCGGGCTGCCGATGACGTGGACGTGTAAGGGCACTGAATGGCCGCTCACTTCCCCTGACACTGGGCTGTTTCTTCTGCCTGGTGTCAGGGGCCTCGGCTCGGTCACTACGGAACGGCATAGTGTGTCGTCGCCTGCTGTGGCTGGTTCGCGGCATGAGGGCGTTAGTGTCCTTGATCGTGAAGTGTTTTGGCCGTTGTTTGTGTTTCATGATGGCGGGTCGATTGATTGGATGCACCGGGACCGGGCGTTTTGGGCGACGATGGACCCCAGCGATACGGGGGTTTGGACGGTCACCCACCCGGACGGCGCGAGCCGTTCGTTGAGGTTGCGGTTCAGGTCTGACGGGGATAAAGCCTCCAACCTGGACCCGATGCTCGTTGGGTGGGATTCCTACGGGATCACACTGGTAGCTGAGCAGCCGTTCTGGACTGGCGAAGCGGTTGTGAAGTCGTTCGCTCCGCCGCCCGTCCCTCTGCCGTTCTTCGACCCTACGGGCCCGCAGATCGTGAACATCGGGTCTTCGTACTCGGTGGAGAACGCGACCATTGACAACCCCGGGGACGTCGCATCCTATCCGCGCTGGTACGTGGACGGTGAAACGACGCACGCCTCGATGGGTGTCGGCGAGACGATTGTGAACGTCCCGTTCACTGTGCCTGCTGGTTCGTGTCTGGTGGTCGATTCTGACCCGGACCTTATCGGCGCGACCCTGTACGAAATCACGGAGGACGCGCCTAGTAAGCCGTCCGAGCGGATCATCGGGAAGCACCTCATCAACCCTGTCGATAAGACCGCCGCGTTGGGTGAGGCTGACTTCGCACCGATCCCCGCCGGCCAACAGGTGCCCCTGTCTTTGACGCTTACGGGCACCGGTGTTGTTGAGGTTCAGCTTCCCACCCTTTACAGACGGCCATGGTGAGTGCATGAGTATGTTCCGCATCAACGTTTACGACGGTAACAGGGTGTTCAAGTGCCAGATAGGTGACCCGTCCTCGATGCGGGTCACAGTCCGGCATAACCTGACGGGCACGCTGACTATGGTGTTGCCGTTGGGGCATAGGCGGGCCGCTGAGTTGCTGGCTGAGAAGGCCCGTGTTGCGGTGTCGTTCCGTGGTGAGCATCTGATAAGTGGTCCTGTGACGGCTACGGAGATGAACACGGACGGCGGCACTGGGACGCTGACGGTCACGGTTGAGGATGATTTTAGGATCCTGACGCAGGTTCTTGGTTGGCAGGTTCCCGGCGCGGCTATCGGTTCGCAGGGTACGGCTGAGTACAAGGTGTACACGGGCAACGCTGAGACGGTCATCAAGAACTGGGTCACGGACAACGCGGTGACCCGTTTGGCTTTGGCTGGTGTGACTGTGGCGGCGAATCAGAACCGCGGCGCAACGATCCCGGGCGGTGTCCCGTTTAGGATGCACCCCGGCATGGATCAGTTGTTCCCCGCGGTGGAGAACGCAGGCCTCGGTGTGACGGTGAAGCAGACCGGCACGAGCCTCGTATTTGACGTGTATCAGCCGACTGTTTACCCGCGGTCGTTGTCCGTGAAGGGCCGGACACTTAAGTCTGTGCAGATGTCACGGTCCCGCCCGAAGGCGTCTAGGGCTGTAGTGGGCGGCGCTGGGGAGGGGAAGGACCGTTACTTCCGGGTTGTCACCGACACGGCACGGGAGGCCCTTTACGGGTTCTGCGGTGAGGTGTTCGTGAACGCAGTCTCGACCGGATCCGATTATGTGCAACTAGTCAAGGACGTCGCTAAGGCTAACGAGGATTTGAAGGTAGCTAACCACGACCTGTCCAAGGCTGACAACGCGCTCGACGCTGCTAAGTCGGCACAGACGAACGCGGATATGGCGTTCGATTTGGCGCAGAACAGCGGCAACACGTCGGCGGCGTCCAAGGCGCAAACGAACCTGTTCGCGGCGAATAGCAAAGTCACCTCGCGCACCACGGACTACAACGCGGCGCTCGCTGACCGGAACGCCAAGCAAACCGCCTACAACAACCTCAACTCCCAACTCCCCGCGGCACTGACCGCGTACCAGGCAGCGATGGACGAGGCCGGACGTGAAGCCCTAGTGGAGAACGGCATCACGAACGGCGTCTCCATAACCCTCGCTGAGTCTGACATTTTCCGGTACGGGCCCGGCGGGTTCCATGTGGGCGACAAAGTGCCGATCAAGGTCACGGACGAAATCACCATCACTGAGGTGATCCGGGAATGCACCCTCGAATGGGTGTCGCCGGACTACGCCCGCGTAACCCCTGTTGTGGGCGATAAGACGAACGAACCGGAGCGCGTCATCGCGCAACGACTCAAGGCCCTCGCTAGGGCACAACGAAACCAGGAGAAACGCTAATGGCCGTCACCTTCATCTCTAACGGGTATGACACGACCAGCACGAACCCTTACACCGAAGGGGCGTGGGCTGACGCTCACCCGGCTATCGGCCTCGCCCGGTATCAGGTCCGCTCCCCGCTGCACTGGAAGGTGTCAGCGGTTGCTGGGCTGGACCGTACCGTTTCGATCAACGCCGGGCAGGGCGCCGGGCATGGCATCACAGACAAAACGGTCGAGAACGAGACCATCCAGTTGGATGTCATCTCGTCGGGTTCACGCTGGGATCTGATTGTGTGCCGGCGTGACTGGACCCCGACCGCGGGTGCGTCCAAGTTCATGAAGATCAACGGCGGTTCGACCGCTGTTATCCCTGGCGGCAGGCAGGTTGGTCCGGGAAACATCGACGACCAGCCCCTCGCTCTGGTGCAGGTCACGGCGGGGCAGACGCAGCCGACCGCGATCATTGACCTACGCACGTGGGCTGGTGACGGTGGCGGGCTCATCGCTAACGACGACCTGGTCCGTTCGTTCCTGAACTCCACCGGAACCCGGATCTTCGTCGCATCGACGGGTATTGATTGGGTCCGTAAGGTCGGCGCGAATGACACCCCGGAGTGGCAGCCTTTGCATGAGCCGACGTTTCACACGCCGGTCACCGCGACGGGCTGGTCTGTGACTGGTGACATCGCCTCGGAGCCTGCAGGGTCTAAGCGGAAGGTCACTGTTGATGTCACGGTGAAGCGTACGGGCGTGGCATTCAGCCTGGGTTCTGAGGAGTGGGAATACATTATCCCGCTCATCCCCGTGGCGCTCCGCTCGACGGTGCCGCAGGTGAAGTACCCGCCGATCCTTATAACGGGCGGAAGTAACCATATCCTCGCAGCTGCGTCAGTGAACGCCAACGGCGCAGTCACAGTCCGCAGCACGTCGGGTTCGTACCTGTTCACAACGAACGCGCTGTTCACCCTGAACCTGACTTACTTCATCTAATCACCCGCTAAACGGAGGACGCCAATGTGGATCTTCAATGGCTTGGTGCATTGGGCACTTTCCTCGGCGTTCTCGGTGGTGGCATCGCATGGCTCGTCAACCGGGCGGATAAGCGTCGTGACTCGCGGGAGGCTGAAGTGATCCAGACCCTTAAGGATCGTGTGAAGGAACTGCAGGAGCAGATCGCTAAGCTGACCCGGCGGTTGAATAAGCGGACCCGCGCCGGGGACAGGTGGCGGGAACAGCTCGTCGCTCATGACATCAAGCCGGACCCTGCTGAGTGGCCGGAGGACGACGATGAGCAATGAGGCGGATTTTGATAGGAAGATCGACGCCGAGTTAGCGGACCTGGACAGGCAGAACCGTTTGGCCCGGCGCCGGAACCTGTTGATGGTCGCGGCGATTGTTGTTGCTGTGCTGCTCGCTGCTGTGTGTGCTTTCCTCGCGTTGGACCGTGACAGGTTGGCGGAGGAAAACGCGCAGTACGGGCGGGCGCAGGCTGACGAGAAGCAGGTCATCGCTAAGGAAGCACAGAAGGCCTTGTGTGGCACGAAGGACTCTGAGATTTACGACAAGGCGATCTGTGAGAAGTTGGCCGAGGCAGCGCAGGAACCACCCCCGCCGGAAGCGCCCACCGCTGTTGGGCCCTCACAGGAGGAACTGGTCAAGGCGTTCCGTGAGTATTGCGCTGAGGGTAACTGTCAGGGGCGGGATGGTACGTCACCGACCGCTGACGATATTGCTACGGCGTTCGTGCGGTTCTGCTCTGATGGGCGCTGCACTGGGCCCGCGGGTAAGGACGGGGAACCTGCTGAGCCTGGCGCTGCCGGCGCTGCCGGTAAGGACGGGGCTAACGGTAAGGACGGCGTTGACGGTCAAGCATTACCGCCAACGGGTGAGATGGTCCTCGCGGCTGTCACAACCTACTGCAGCACCTCTGGCGCGTGCGTTGGCCCTGCTGGTGCTGTTGGCCCGCCGCCGACCGCTGAGGCTGTCCTAGCCGCCGTCAAGACGGTCTGCGCTAACAACGCCTGCCAAGGCCCGATGGGACCAGCCGGCGCCGACTCGACAGTCCCCGGACCTGCCGGGCCTGTGGGCCCTGCTGGTGCGAACGGTGCTGACGGGCGCGGCATCCAGTCCGCGTTCTGCGGTGACGACGCACGCTGGGTCATCACGTACACGGACGGCACCACATCAGACGGCGGCGCTTGCCGTACCACCCTCATCCCAGGAGCCAACCCATGAGCGGATTCACGCTACCAACATCCAGGCCCATAACACAGGCTTGGGCTGCCGAGTTCGACGACTGGGACGGCGATGGTGTTGTTGACTACCCTGGCGGGTTTTACAACTCGATTGGCTGGAACGGTCACAACGGCATCGACTACGGCTGCCACGAGGGTGACCCGATTGAGGCTATCGCTGACGGGGTTGTCGCTTACGCGGATTGGGCCGGAAATCACTGGCTGTTGTCCGGCGGCGGCATCGCCGTCCTGATTGAGCATCCTGCTTATGGGATCCAGTCGGAGTATCTGCACCTGTCACGCACTGACCTGCAACCGGGCCAGCGCGTGAAGAAGGGGCAGGTCATCGGCTACGGCGGATCAACCGGGGCATCAACCGCGGCGCACCTGCACCTCGGGATCCTGCCACTCACGGGCATCAACCTGAACAACCGTATGCGTGGCCGCATCGACCCTACCCCGTACCTTTACGGCGCGCTCAACCCGGATTACGCGCCCAAAATTCAGACCCAAGCAACCGTGAAAGGTTTCCTCATGGCCCTGTCAGATAAGCAGCAGACCGACCTCTATAACCGCGTGATGCGTTACGTGGACTCGAAGGTTTCCGATGTGCCTAAGCGGGTGTGGGGCACACCTATCCGCCGTGGTGGGAAGCAGATCAGCGCGTTGCAGGAGTTGGCGGACGCTAAGACCCTGATCGGGAAGCAGCAGGCCACGATTGACGCCCTGTCTGAGGCTGTCCGCAAGCTGGGCGGTGCTGCGTGAACACCCTCGCACTCTCCCTGATCCGTACTTACGCGCCGATCCTTGTTGGTGCGTTCGCGTCCTGGCTGCTCACCGTGGGGCTCGATATTGACTCTGAGACTCAGGCCGGGCTCGTGATCTTCCTGACGGGCCTCCTGCAGGCGGTCTACTACACGGTGGTCCGGCTGGCTGAGCAGCGGTTCCCCGGCGTGGGTGTGCTGCTTGGTGCGGCTAAGTCCCCTGACGCCTACTCCAAAGGCGAGGAAGCTGCCCAGGTCCACGCGGACGTTGCCGAGGTGGACGTCTCCGACGAGGTTGAACTGCCGCCGATGGACGTACCGGGGCCGGACCACCGAGCCTAAGCGCTTCGTCACATAAAAATAGGTGGCGTAACAATCTAGGTCTAGCACGACTGTCAAGACCGATAATACCTCCCGCACAAAAGTCCTAGTAAGGAGCGCCCCCTAGTGGCCTATACCTTTGACAACCTGTTCGCCGCCGACCCGTCGAACCCCACGAACGTCGCGGCAAACGCCTCGATCCTGCTCTACGACCCGGCAGACCCGACCAAAGCGCCCGTAACCATCACCGACCCGACCGGCTCCCCGATCCCAAACCCGGTCACGGTCAACAAGAACGGGTTCGGCCCGGCGATGCAGCACGCCACCCTGGACAGGCTCGCGTGGGAAGGCGGCGGGTTCTCCAACTTCATCACCTCCTACGAAGGCATCAAGAACGAAGCAGTGTCAGCCAGGACCGCGGCGCAGGAAGCCGCAGCCACCGCAGCCGCCGCCGCAGTCGCCCCAACTGACGAGCAAGTAGACCAAGCCCTCATCAGGGCAGACCTCCCTTCCGTCGTGACAGAAGTGGTGGCAGCGAACCCTAGTGTCACCTCAGCCGCCGCATCTCTCGCGCAGACGGACGCGGGGCTGGTGCGCGGCACGGACACGCGCCTCGCGCAGAACGTCGGAACACTGGCCGGTTATAAGGAACTCGTCGTCACCACGGGCGGGTACGTGCTTTCGGCGGTCCTAGACGATGGCACGTCCTACAACTTCTTCGACACAGCGAACCCGGCACGCACCTCAGACCCCATGCCAGTCCCCGGTTACCGCAACATCGTCTTCGACAAGACGAAAACGTACGTGCTCGAAGCGGACAAGGACGACGGCACCAAGTACTTCCATAAGCTCAGCGCCGACGTTCTCGAAATCCCCGACACCGCGATCACGCGCCTAGCCGCAGTCGCTTCATTCGGAGACTCGATGACCGGCGACCATGGCGGCACCGGAACCTCAGTCGGCGCGTACCTCGGCACCGTTCTAGGCCTGCCGGCGTTCGACGGCGGCATCCCCGGACAAACCTCAACAGAGGCCGCATTCCGCTCCGGCGGGGTTGAGATGTGGGGTAACATCAACGGCGGGACTATCCCCTCAACCGGGTCAGTCGGGGTGACAGTCACCGTCCCTACCGGAACATGGAAGGCCACGCTCGCGTGGACGTTCGCCGTGACCGCCCTCCTTGAGGACGGCACGAAGATCCCCGGCGCCCTCGTGAAGGCAGCCGACGACACATGGACCTTCCAGCCAACGTCCCTCGCCACACCGAAAGCGGCACCCCGTGAGGTGAAATTCCTCTCCGACCAGGGCGCGGCGAACGCCCAGCGAGGCATCATCTTCCGCGGCGGACGGAACAACCCCGCCGCCGACATCGACACCATCGTCCGCGACTACAAAGCCGTCCGCGAATGGGTGTACGCCACACAGGCCCGGCCGCGATTCATCGCGCTGCCGCTCTACAACCCATCAGATGCCCCAGCCGGATCAACCCTCTATAACCAATACAGGGACATCAACGCGGCCATCGCCAAAGAATGCGGGCCGGACTTCTACGACCTCCGCCGCTGGTTCTACAGGTACGGGCTAAGCGCCGCCGGGATCACAGCCACCACGCAAGACACAGCCGACATCGCACAAGACATCGTGCCCACGTCACTCCGCTACAACAGCGGGGCCGACACCACACACCTCACCGTCGCCGGACGGATCGCAGAAGCAACCCAGATCGCCAACGTAATCAAAAGCCGAGGATGGTTCACATCATGACCACAGTCCGTACCGTAGACGTAACCCCCGCCGACACGACCGGGATGAAGAAGCTCATCTACGCCGTCAACCTGGCGAAGAACCCGCGAGGCGTGAACTCCACCGGCATCGTCGTTGGATTCGGGACCGGCGGCGCCGGTGGCGTCACCTACCCGACCACAGGCGGACCACTCACCGATGCCCCGACGTTCGTCCGAAACACCCTCACCACCGCGCCCACCTCCGGGAGCATCACCATCATCCTCGGAGCCGTAGGAACAACCGACATCGACCCCGCCGACATCGGCTCACAGATGCGGTTCGCCGTCTACGCCCGAGCATCACGCGCCGCAACAGGAGTCAGCCAGTCCGCAGGCTGGTACGGGGCCAGCGGATTCCTGTCCGGAGCTGCCGGCGCATCCGACTCACTCGTCGCCAACACATGGAAGGCGCTGCCGGCCATCACCGCCACAGTCCCAGCCAACACCACCCGCTTCCAGTTACAGGTGACCTTCCCCGTCGCCAGCATCCCAGGGCTCGCAGCAGGCGACACCCTCGATGCCACGGCATTCCTCATCCACAAGCCCGTTACCGGCTACGACGGCTCATACTTCGACGGCAGCTCGCCCATCGGGTCAGCATGGCAGGGTACCGCGCACGCCAGCCGCTCCACGAAAATCGTCGGTATCGGCTAAAGGAAGCGCTGGCGGTGGTACGAGTCAGAGCAGAGGCACAGCTCGGGGTGGCCTGAAGGGTTGTCTCCCTCGTCATATACCGTGCAGTACTGCTCCGACTTCGCCGACCGTAGCAGCTTGTCCAGCCATGAGTGCCTGTAGTGCCTGGATGGTGCGTGGTCGCATCTCGGGCAGGCGTCATTCCCCCATGTAGTCATTCGCCAATCCTACCCGGCGGATAAATGCCGATTATGCACCACCCGCCCCTCTCTGCCTTCACCGGCTGGGAGGGGCGGTTTTTGCGTTTAACTACGGTGCGGGTGTTGCGTCTTCGCCTTCGCCGCCACCCGAGGGCTGCACACTGACGCGGGTGAACTCGGTCGGGAGTGTCGCGTTGGATGAGGCTAGGACGATGGTAGCCTTCTCACCCTTGTCTGCGTCGTTGAGGTGCGCGTTGTGCAGGTCGGTCGCTTCACGTTGCAGGGCGTCACCTGTGGCCGCGTCAAGGACTTTCCCGGACGGCATGGTGTAAGACCCATCCGCGCCGTAACTGGGGCTCCACAGGTTCGTCAGCGTGGCCGCGTCACTGAACTGGAACTGGGCACCCTCAGCGTCGAACGCGTCCACCTGATACATATTCACCCGCTCGGTGCCTTTACGGTTGTCCACCTCGGCAACCAGGTAGGCTACCGGAGCGCCGCCAGCCTTCACCCGCAACGCCTCCAAACCCTTCACCGCCGGATGAGTTGCCGGGGTTGGCAGGGTGAACGTGATGTCAGCGCCCGAGATGGTGGTCAGCTTGAACTTGCCAGCCGGGAGCGTCGTCGCGGTCGGTGTTGGTGTCACCTCAGCTGTTACAGGTGCCGGGGTGGTGGTTGCAGCAGGTGTCGCGCAAGACGACAACGCCAGAGCGGCGGCGGCGAAAGTGGCGATAGTCAGATGCTTCATGGTTCCCCCAAATAGGTTTGTGCTTTGAATGGTCATATCTAAATCATGCACGAGCGGACTCTAAAGCCCGTTCCGCTGCGGCTATCTTCTTCTGGTAACTCTTGGCTACCTTGATTGAATCCTCGGGCGTCAGCGCCTCGAAGGTGTGGTAGCCGGTGCCGTAGCTTTCCTGCACCTTATGTCCGGCGCGTGGGACTCCACATGCGCGACAACCGGTCATTGCCTCTGAGAACTGCTTACGGACCTTGTCGAGGTGGTTCCTAGCTTCGCGCTCTGCGATGACCGCGGGAGACTCCACTACTGCGCAGCTTGGGCGTGACAGTTCTGGGTAAAGGACCTGAACTACCCGGCGAACCATCTCCGGCGTGGGCGACGGCCAGGATGCAACGGTGGCGGCGATATGGGCGTCTAGCTCTGCGGTCTTCAATGTTCCCCCATGAAAGTTTGTAGTTGGTGGGCCAACCCCGCCTCGATGGCTACAGTTGCGGGGTTGGATGGCTTCAGTAAAGCACATCGGCTACAGGGCTGGCTACAGTGGGCATCCTCAGTAACTACTTGGGAAACAGAAAAACCCCGGAAATCCGGGGCTAAACTGGGTAGCGATGCCCGGGCTTGAACCGGGGACCTCACGATTATGAGTCGTAAGGTATATTTAATCCATTCGTTTTACAAACCCCAACTTCCGCCAAAAACCGCGGATTCTAGCGGGTATAGCGTCCTCGCGTTTTGGCTGGCGTAGGCTAGCTAGGGCTAGCAATGGCTACAGTATCGGCTATAGTGGAGTAATCGGACCAAATAGGGGGCAAAAAATGACCAACAGCAACGACGCAGCCGAGGCGTATGACGAGGCGCGTAACTGGTTGGCGTTCCTCATCGACCACCCAGACAAAACCGTCACCGTCGACGAATACGCAGCCCAGATCAGGACCGCACGCGCAGCTGTCCAACGCGCACACAAAACCATGATTGAAGCACGAACAGAAGGGGGCAGGGGATGAATGAACGGTTAGAAGCGGTAGCGAAGTCGCTTGCGGATGAGGATGGGTGGACATCCTACAGTGACGCCACGAAGGCCCTTGCTGCGGCGGATGCGGTGATGTTCAACGACGAAGCCGTGGAACGTGCAGCGAAGGTCATTTATCAGGCCGCAGCGAAGTTCGCCTACGAAAACGCGAGCTGGGATGAGGTAGACCCGGAAGCTAAGGAAGTCTGGATCCAAGACGCACGCAACGTCATCGCCGCGTTGAAGGGGGCCGGGGATGAATGAGCCGAAGATCCAGTGCAAGGACATTGCAGACGCGCCGTTACTGAGTTTCGTGGCGGCTAAGCAGATCGAAAAAGGGTGCTGGGTGAATACATGGGATTTCGGGCCCCCGTACTCCGAACTGCCCGACAACCTGTTCCGGGCCAAAATGGGACAGCTAATCAAGCGAGGACTACTCACGGGATGCAACTGCGGCTGCCGCGGCGACTACGAAATTACAGACAAGGGCAGAGAACTCGTTGAAGGGGGCCGGGGATGAATGAGTGGGTAAAGACGGTTGCGCGGGCGGAAGAACTGCCTGTAGGGACCATCGTCCGAGGCGTCACGAACAGCCGATCCTATTACACGTTGCAGGTTAATGAAGATGGGGGTTGGGATCAGATGGGCAATGACGACAGGTGGGGGCATGCAGACTTGTTCCCGTTCTTCGATTACCTGCACATCATTTACCGTCCGCTGAAGGGGGCCGGGAATGAATGAGGATTGCCTACACTCCGGCGAACATTGCAAGCCGATGAAATGCCCCGACTGTGGCAGGTTCAGCCGCCACTCATGGGACACGGGCTGGTTCGGCACTCAGGACGGGAACAACCAGTACTGGGGCGGAACATGCTCAGTGCACGGCGAGTGGTCAGAGTCCGCAGCATGAATACAAAACGGGGCGTTGAAGGGGGGCGGGGATGAGTCCACGCGGAAAAGGTGAAGGCGCAATATACAAGCGGGCGTCTGATGGGATGTGGTGCGCGTCGGTTGAGTTGCCGAATATTGACGGTAAGCGCCGGCGGAAGGTGATCGCCCGGAAGGATAAGGCGGCGGTGGTGAAGTTGTTGCGTGAGACTCAGGCGCAGTTGGCTAAGCACGGCAACCTCGCCACCAGCTCGACTACGTTGGATAAGTGGATGACGCATTGGATGGACGACATAGCGCCGCTGTCGATCCGGCCCAAGACGCTCGCCGGGTATAGGACTGTCGTGACCGGCTACATCATTCCCCTACTCGGGACTAAACGGCTGGAGAAGCTAACGGCGCAGGACGTCCGGCGTCTCCACCAGGTCATGCAGTCCACACCCAAGGATCCGGCTTTACGAGGATTGGATAAAGTACCCGATAGCACAGTAATGCTGTCGAGCACGTACGCGCTACTGGCACACAACGCCCTATCAGCCGCCTTGAAGGTGGCGTTACGGGAAGGGAAGATCCACGCGAACCCGTGTGACCTCGTTGACCGTCCACGCGCCCGCAACGCCGGACAGAAAGCCCTAGACGTCGATGAGGCTATCCAACTGTTGCAGCACCTTGCGACGAGGGCTGACGGGCCGCTGTGGGCGACGTACCTGCTCACTGGTGCGCGGCGTGGGGAAATCCTCGGCTTAGAAGCCGACCGCGTCACCGACCAGCTTGACCTGTCCTGGCAGCTACAGAGGATCACCGACATATCAAAAGCACCGGCTGACTGGGAATACAGGCACCTCAACTCGACCCTCTACCTCACCCGCCCCAAGTCCCGGGCAGGGTGGCGCGTCGTCCCCCTTGTCGAGCCGCTAAAGTCCATCCTCGCGCTGCAGGTAGGCGACCAAAAAGAAGGCCTCGTGTTCACCCGCGACGGCAGACCCTGGGATCCAGACCGTGCCACGAAAGAATGGAACGCCGTACTCACTGAGGCAGGCCTACCGCCCGACGTCGTCTTGCACGGCGCCAGACATACCACGGTTGACCTGCTCTATGAAGCCGGCGTACCCGAAGCTGTCATATCGGAAATCGTCGGACACTCATCCCGCGCCGTCACCCGCGGCTACCGATCACGCGGCAACTCGAAGCAGTTGACCGCTGCGATGGACAAAATGTCCAAACTACTCGAAGCATGAACAAACACATGGGGGAAAAATGGGCTGGCTGATCTTATGGGGTATTGTCGCCGCGTACCTCGCCATTGGTGCGCGGCGTATGCCCACCTACTACCGGCGCTGGTACGACCACGACCGCAAGGAGTGGCACACGATCCACACAATTGAAGAATCCCAACGCGCCGCAGCATGGCACGCTATCGGGCTCGGGCTATTCTGGCCCTACTACGAAGGTGCGCGATGGATGCGTGACACAGTCATCCGCCACATGACAGCCGAAGAACGCGCCCAAGCTGAGTTCAAACAGGCTGAACGCATAGTCGCGGAGTACAAAGCACGCAAGGAACGCGAAGAACGAGACGAGTTCGACCGGCGACTAAACGAAGGTTGAGCATAACGAAGGCCCCCACCCGAAAAGGTGGGGGCCTTCTTTTGTGTTCAGTGGCGGTCTTGTTCGACGTTCGCCCGGTAGTTGGCCTCCATCGAGTCCAGAACTTTCCTGGTCACCGATACTGGATCCTCCCCTAGAGCAAGCCATATCGCTTCGAGATCATTGGCGTTGAGCGGCGATTCGTCCCGTAAGCGCTTCCCTAGGTAGCTGGGACTCATGCCCGCCTTCTGCGCCAACTGCTTCACTGTGAGCCGACGCCTAGCAAGAGCAACCCTCACCTCCTCGGAGATGGCACGGGCAAAGGGGCCGGACTCCGGCGTTGATCCACGAGGCATAGGTTCCACTGTAATAGCGCCTACTCAGTAGTAGTTGACAAAGCGTTCAGCGCCTTAAATAGGCTTCCGCAACCTATATACGCGCCAAACCCTGCAATAAGCTTGGCGACCTGAGATTGGAATCACAACCACCCGATTTACGACACGCCGACACATATGGATAGCATCGAACACGAAGCGGCACCCCCCAACTTTTGTCAGAGGGTGCCACTAACGTCTATCAGGCATTGAAAACAGCCACACACGCGGGGGAAACACTTTGAAGCACGAACACATCCAGGCACTAACCGTCCGCGAATTGGGCGAAATTGCTGAGGCTGCTGGCGTTACGCTACTGGACCTGCTCGCCGCTTAGCCGTCGTTCGGCGCGCTGGACCAGCTCGATAACAGACAGGTCCAGTGCGTCAGCGAAAGCGAACACTACCGGCATTGGAATGTCGCGCTCACCTGAGAGGTAGCGGCTGAGTGTGCTGGTCTGCATTCCGATCTGCGCCGCCATGTCCTTCTGCCGCATGTCGCGGGCTGCCATTTCGGCTTTGACCTGCTTGACTAGCGCGGACTGGATGTCGATTCCGTATGTTCCCATGACTAAAGCGTACGTCCCGCTTTGGGAATTTAACAATGCGTGTTGGGAAATCTTGACCCGATCTTGCGTTTCTGTTGCACCCCTCACACCCCCCAAGGTTCGACAAGGTTTTCCCAAGGTGGACTTGCATCATTCCCAAATGGGAATTAGAGTCGAAGCATGGGAACCGAAGCAGCCAGCCTCAAAGCGGCACTAACCAAGAACATCGACAAAGCAATCGCCACCCAGGGTCTCACCCGGAACGCACTCGCAGACAAAGCAGGCATCCCCAAAAGCACCCTCTACCGCAACATCGAACGGCCCGAAAAGTTCAACTTCGCAGAACTAGGCCAAATCGCTGAAGCCCTCGAAATCCCCCTCACGGAACTCATCAAGGACCAGGCAGCATGAGCGGCGACGACACCAAGAAGGCATACAGCTTTCAGGAAGCCGCCACAGCTTACGGCGTTTCAATCGACACAGTCCGCCGAGCAGTCCGCCGCAACGATCTTGCAGCCAAGTACCCGACGAGCAAGCCCGTCATAGCCGCCGAAGAACTGGCCGCATGGTTTGCCGCTTTGCCAAGCGAACCGCCGCAGCGCTAAGCGCCGGCAACACCCGCCCCACGTCTGGGCAACCACACCTTTCGTCACCCCTCTTTCCTTTCGAGGACTGAGTTTCCTAGGGAGAACTCTGTGTTTTTCAAGGCATTCGACCGCAGCGCAACGAAGAACGAAATCCGCGACCAGCTCATGTGGACCGCATACGACAACGGCGAAACACTCTCCAAGTCAAAGGCCGACAACCTGGCGGACAAGTTCAAAAAGGGCAAGTACGACCCTGACCTTGCACGCTTCATTCAGTACAGCGACCCGGTAGGCGAAGAAGCTACCACCAAGGCAGACATCGCATTGGGGCTCGCAGCATGAACGACCGCACCATCCCCCGCGCTATCAAGCAGGGCACTCGTTCGCAGCCGATCACTGATCGCCGGCGCCGTCCGATCCGTTTGCGCGGTGATGTGACGTTAGCCCCGGACGAGTTGGCCCTCGCTATGGAACTTGCACGGGCTGAACGGATCAAGGATGACATCGCCGCTTACGCCTTGGAGCGCGGCATCAAACCAGCCGGGCAGCTTTGCGCGTTTGAGGACTGCGGGCGTGACAAGTACGGCAAGGGCTTATGTAAGGCGCACCTCTGGCAGCAGAAGCGCGGCAGTGAACTGAAACCCATCACCGCAAGGAAGAAGGTCCAGCCATGAAAGCAGCGGCACTTGAAGATAACGACTGGATTGAGGGTGCGGTCGAAGCCATTATCGGCCTGTCCATGACTCACCCCGAGTTCACCGCTGATGACTTGCGCCGGGAGATGCGTCCGCCGGCTCACCCGAACTGGCCCGGCATCGCGTTCGGGCAGGCAAGACGACGCGGACTGATCGAGTCCACCAACACGGCGACATCCAAAGCTAAGTCACGCAACCACGGCTCACTAAAAATCTGGACCCGAAAGAAGGAATCATGATCGTCTTTTGCCTCGCGTTGATGGTCGGGTTTGCTGTGGCGATCCCGTGGGCTATCCGCAACGACCGCGCAGACCTGCACCTCGCACACAAGCCCGGATCCTGCAGGGAGTGCGATTCCTTTGAGTGACCAGGAACCCATCTACTGCCCGGCGCAAACGTACCGGGCCACCCTCGATTCACCCGCGGAGTTCTGCGAGAACGAGGTCGAGCAGGAGGGCGACTTGTGCGACCGGCATGACGAGGACGACCGCGCCGACGAGCTCCACGAAGCCTGGCTCGAATCCAAGTACAACGACTAACTAAACCACTACTGGGGGAATCATGAACACACGTAAGAACCGGCCCGAGTCCTGGCACGCACGCTGCCTGAAGGACGAGGCCGAACAGTTGGCCGTGGCAGTCCAGATGCTCGCCGACCTCGAAGGCTACCAGCGCGGGGTTTCTGAAGCCCGGATCGCGGCATGAACGCGACGGCAGCGGACACGGTTGTCCCGTCCACGGAAACCTACGGGTTACCCGAGACTGTTCCGCACCTTATCGCCAAGCTACGGCTAGTTGACCCCGCCGTCCTAGCCCAAATCACCCACAAAACCCCGGAGGCAACGGCATGAGTACCCGTGACGAACTCGCAACCATCCTGCACGGCAAAGGCGCATACTGCGGAACGTGCGGCTACGAGGACGGACAGTGCTCCGACTGCACCGAAGTACTCGGAGGATACGCCGACGCGATCCTCACCGCCGGATACAGGAAGCCCCGCACCATCACCACCCGCGAAGAGTTGGATGCGCTGCCTTCGGGAACTGCCATCCTCGATTCGGACGGCAACACAAACGTCCTTCACGACAACGGGTGGGTGCTTCCCGGCAGCGGCGGCGGATACACAAGCTGGGCCGTTGCTCAGGCGCTCCCCGTGACAGTCCTTTATGAGCCCAAGCCATGACCCATCACCCAACTATCACGGAGGCCCTTGAGCTTGCTGAGGGTATCCCGGAGGACGCGGGTAATTGGCATGTTCTCCGGCCGTTGTTGATCGCCCTCCGCACCCTCGCAAAAGACAAGGAACAAACCGCATGACACCCGAACAGTTCGCAGCCGAACGCAAAACCCCGAAGCCCGCCGTACCGTACACGCCGGAGCAGTTCGCCGCTGCCAAGGAGGTCCGCACCCGTTACGGCTGGTACGACGTCCTCTACACCATCGACGCGGGCAGTGTCGCCGTCGCCGGGGACTTCGGTGACATGCGAATCCCCGCCGGCACCATCCTGGAAGTGCGCTAGTCATGTGGCTTTTCGGAAGGCAGCACACGCCGATTGAACTTCCAGAAACGCCGACGCTGTCCCGGTCGGATGCCGAGGTACTCCACGCCGCCGGGCTCACCCTCCGCGAATGGTACGCACTCACCGAAGCCCAACGCGCCGACTACCGCTGGCGAATCGGGATCCGCGCATAGAAGGAGGGCGATGATGCCCAAGACACTCCCCGGCTGCGGCGGTGACTGGTGGTCACGGCGCACCAACAGGTACGCCGATTGCACCTGCCCGCCCAGCCGCTATGACCCTCGAACCACCCGACCAACAGACCCGAACTGCAAAGAACATGGGGACCAAAATGTGCAACCTGCAGACTCATATGGACCGTGACCACCGCATCCACGAAGCCCAGCGGTTAGAGCCCGTCTACACCAAACTCGCCGCAGAGTACGGCGTCGAATATCAGCCACCCAACCCGGTCACTGAATCGCAGGTCCAATTGGCCCGCGAAGTCGCCGCTGCTTTCGCCCGAGCCATTACGGCTGATTACCGATAAACAACCCGAAACGACTGACCCGCACAGGGTCTTTTTTATTGCCCGAAAGGGGCTAACTCATGGGGTACACACCAGGGATTTACGGCGGCATCAGCAACGCCGACTATCATGCGGATCCGGCGCTGGGGTCGACGTCGCTCAAGACGCTCGCCACCAAGACGCCCGCGCATTACAAGTACGACCAGGAACACCCGAAAACCTCCGACGCTTTCGACCTTGGGACAGTGGTTCACAGCCTCATTCTTGAGGGCGATGAATCCGGCGTTGAGGTCTGGGACTTCCCGGCATGGACAACGAAGGTCGCCAAGGAATCCCGCGAGGAGTCTCGCGCAGCCGGAAAGATCCCGCTGCTTACGAAGGACTGGGAGCAGGTCAAGGCCATGCGTGACGCGGTCACGGCCCACCCAATCGCACGTTCCATGTTCACCGGGCACAAGGCTGAGCAGTCCGTGTTCTGGGAAGAGGACGGGCTCATGTTGAAGTGCCGGCCGGATGCGTGGAAGCCCGGCACCCTCATCGACCTTAAAACCGCCCGTGACGCGAACCCGAACACCTTCGGGAAGACCGCGCATGAGTACGGCTACCACCAGTCAGCCGCGCACTACATCGACGGCGTGAAAGCGGCGACGGGTGAAGATCTACCGTTCCACTTTGTGCTTGTTGAGAAGACCGAGCCTTACCTCGTGTCCGTCGTGGAGCTGGACGTCGAGGCGGTCAACCTTGGCCGGCAGCTCAATGACCGCGCAAAACGGATCTACCGCGAATGCGTCGAGTCCGGCAACTGGCCCGGCTACCCGTCCGGCGAACTCGTCAGCCTCCCCATGTGGGCCATCTACCAAGCCGAAGAACTACTAGGCATCTCCGGCGACATCGAAATGGAGTTTTAGACCGTGGACCTAACCGAATCCATTGCCCCGCGCAGTGACCAACTGAATAGCGACGATCTGATTACTGGTCCCGTCACCGTGACCATCACAGAGGTCAAGGCCGGCAACCCGGAACAGCCCGTCGAGGTTCACCTGCAGGAGTTCCCCGGACGCCCATACAAGCCCTCCAAGAGCATGAGAAGGGTGTTGGTCCAGGCATGGGGTGCTGAGGCAAGCACATACACCGGACGGCGCCTCACACTGTTCCGTAACCCCGAGATTACCTTTGGCCGGGACAAGGTCGGCGGCATCGAAATCAGCCACATGAGCGACCTGCCCAAGCGCCTGACCGTCTCGCTCATGGTCACGAGGGGTAAGCGGAAACCGTTCAGTGTTGACCCGCTCCCCGACGCGCCCAAACCCGATCTGAGTATCCCGGCTGATGTCGTGTCCAACACGGCAAAAGCGCTCGCTGACGGGGCGCTCGACGACTACCTCGCCTGGCTCACGGAACAAGGCGCACCCGCCCATATCTTGCAGTACGTCAACGAACAGAGGCCCGCATGAGCACCACGCGGGTTTATGTGTCGATCGAGGCAGGCCACCTCACACCAACACCCACACCACCCAGCCAACTACTCGGCCAACAGTTCCAAATGGACGGCTCACCCGTCCTGCTCTACATCACCCCAACCACGGCTAAGCAGTGGATCGAAACACTAACCACCATCACAGGAGAAAAGTAAACATGGCAGAACTGACCTTGACAGGCAACCTCGGATCTGACGCCGAACTCACCTTCACCCCGAACGGCAAGGCCAAGCTTGAGTTCTCGGTAGGCGACACCCCGCGCCGGCTCAACCCGCAGACGCAGCAGTGGGAAGACGCGGGAGAAACAACCTGGTGGCGCGTCACCCTTTGGGAAGAGGAAGCCGAAGCGAAAGCCGAGCAGCTTGTAAAGGGCACCAAGGTTTACGTAGTCGGCAACGCGGGCGTCCGCACGTTCGAGAAGAAGGACGGCTCTAAGGGTTTCTCCGCTGAGGTCCGCCCCAAGCATGTGTTCGTGATCCCTAAGAAGGGCGCACCCACGCAGCAGCGACCCGCAGCACAGGCGCAGGGTGGTTGGGGTAACCAGCCCGCCAACGCGGGCACCTGGGGAAACGGGCCAACCAACGAGCCCGCCTTCTAGACCACATGCAGGTCACTCTCCGGGCCCGGTCGATACCGTACCGGCCCGAACTCAAAGCACACGAACGGATCTGCGTACGCTGCGGCATCCAATTCACCATCCACCCCCAACGCGACCGTCACACAGACTGCCGCGACTGCCGATAACCACCACCACAGCGGCGCCCAGCACCACACGTTGGGCGCCGCTGCCGTACCCCGAAAGGACCGCATGAAAACGGTAATCAGTCTTTGCGACCTGACCGGCAACATGGTCCAACCCTGGATCGAAGCCGGATACCGGGCCCTACTCGTTGACCCGCAACACGGAACAACCCGCGTTGAAGGGCCGGTAACCAAGTTCGCCGGCACCGTCGAGGACGTAATGGACTTCGCCGGCCACCTCATCCGAACCGGCGACGTCGCAATGGTCTTCGGATGGCCACCATGCACCGACATGGCCGTCAGTGGTGCTCGCTGGTTTAAAGACAAGTACGACGCAGACCCCCTATTCCAAGCCAAAGCCGTGATGGTCGCTGAGCAGTGCCGCACCATCGGCAGGCTATCCGGTGCGCCGTGGACCGTCGAGAACCCCGTGAGCGTCCTCGCCTCGGCATTCGGTAAACCGACCCACTACTTCCACCCGTGGCAGTACACCGCATATGAACCGGCTGACAGCTACACCAAGAAGACGTGCCTGTGGACTGGCGGCGGATTCATTATGCCCGAGCCCGCCATCGACCCAGACGCCCCCGAACCTGACAACCGCATCCACTTCGCATCACCTGGACCCGAACGCGCCAATATCCGATCAGTGACCCCGATGGGCTTTGCGCGGGCAGTCTTCGCCGCCAACCACCGGCCAGTGCTGGAGTCCGCCGCATGAGCCCCTGTGCCCGTGGTTGCTGCTGGACGAGCTTCGGTGTTTGCGCCCAGCAGCGTGAGTGTGGCTGTCACTGGCTGGACACGCCACGGATTGAGCCGCGGACATCAGAAGCCCGCCGACATAGGGATCCGACTGCGGATGAAGCGATCCGCAACCTGACACGCCGAACCCGCAACCCGAAACGCCCACGCCGATAAGGAGGCAAACCAATGGGATACCAGTACCGCGGCGACAAACCCGCCAGCCGCCGCACACCAGCACCATGCGGAACCTACCCCGGCTACAGGCGCCACAAGTACCACAACGAACCAGTCTGCAAGGACTGCGCCGCCGCGATGGCCGCTTACTCACGCTCCCAACGCACACCAAGCCCGCCGAAGCAGTTCACCACCGAGAAGTGCGGCACCTGGCCAGGACGACGCCGTCACGACTACTACAACACCCCACCATGCGAACCCTGCATGGCCGCAGCCCGCGCCTACCAACAACAACGCCGAGCCGCCAAACAAACAAAGAACTAGGAGACACCCGTGGTTTACATCCGCAACGCCAAGAAGCAGAACCTCGAAGCCCTCCGCATCCAACAGCAGATCGCCGCAGCAGCCGTTGAGAAGGCCGAAAAGGAACTCGCCGAGGTGGTAGATGCTGAGCGGGAAATCGTGCGCCTACAACGCCGCCGCACCGAAACCGAACGCCAACTCATCGAAGCCCGCAACCGGGTCGAACTCGCCGCCCGCAAACTCGCACAACCACCCATCATCTTCGGCGGACGCGAAGGACTAGAAGCCGCCGCCCGCGAATCAGCCCGATACGACAAACGCCGCCGCATACTCACCGGCCAAAACGCATGAACCAACACAGGAAGAGGTGACCCACAGTGGCCCGCATACGCACGATTAAACCGGAATTCTGGGACTCACCCGACACCGCGAAGGCGTCACTGCGGGCACGACTGCTCTACATCTCAATGTGGAACCTCGCGGACGACTACGGCATCGGTGACGGCAACTTCAAACGCATCATCGGATTCGCGTTTCCGAACGACGATCTAACAGTGTCGGAAATTCCGCGACTTATCGCGGAAGTTTCGCGCACCTTCTCGGTAATGTTTTTCGACTACGAAGGACGCCCCTATTACTGGATCCCCTCGTGGGAAACGCACCAGCGGACAGAGAAGCGCGCCAAGCAGCGCGTACCCTACCCCGACAGCCCAAAAACCCTGGATTCTAGCGGCCAAATCGACGGTGGCGGAAAATCCGCGGCAAGTGTCGGAAGTTCCGGCGCTGGAACAGGGGAACAGGGGAACAGGGGAACAGGGGAAAGGGAACTAGGGAACACTTGTCCGGCAAGCCCGGACGAGTTCATCGACTGGTATCTCGAGTACCCTCGCAAAGAATCCAAGGGCGCCGCCGAGAAGGCCTACGCCAAAGCCCGGAAGATCGCCACGGCTGAGGAACTCATCGAAGGCGCGATCCGGTACCGGGACGACCCCAACCGCGAACAGCAATACACGAAACTCCCCGCGACCTGGCTCAACGCCAAATGCTGGGAAGACGGTCCCCTGCCGGAAAAGAACGCACCAGCGCGCCCGTCCACATCCGAACGCCGACTACAGGCCGGATTTGAACTACTCCAACAGACCCGCAACGGCCAACTCGAACTGGGGGCATGATGAACGCCGAAGAAACAGTCCTACTCCTGACCTGGGTGAACCAGCACGACCCGCGGGTGCAGCTCAACGCAGCCTCCCGCGACATCTGGGCCTACAGCCTCGAACCGTTCACCGCGGCAGAGGCTAAGCAGGCAATCCTTGACCATTACCGGCTGAACGACTCCACCCCGGTAACGCCCGGCGCTATCCGCAAACGTGCCGACGATCACCGCGCCGTCACCGAGGGCCGTGAGTCAGCGATGAAGAAGCTTCCCGCCTCGTCGTGGCCGAACCCGAACTCGTGGCGTAAACGGAACCCCGAGGAATGGGACCGGCTTGTCGAGCAGGGCAGGCAGGCACGCGAGGACGACCTGCGAGCCCGGGGTTTGTGGAAGTGACCCGTGAGGCTGACCGTGAGCGCCGGGCAGCACGCCGGTTAGCGGACGACACCCGCCGAGCCCAGCAACGACTAGACCGTGAACAACCCCGCACAGACGTTACAGGTGGGACAGGAACGCCTCGTGGGGCTGAAGTGGCACCCGCACCCACACCCAACAAACAAACCCCTTAAAACGCAAGACAAGGACGCAAGTGAACAACCCCCGTAACCCGTACACGCCCGGCCAGCCGCTACCCACCGAGCTGCACGCAATCGGCCGGCCAGTGACGTTCTTCCACGCCAACTACATCGAAGCCGGCACAGTCACCAAAACCACCACCACCGACGGCGGCACCACCTACGACATCCGAGTCATCAGCGGCGGCACCTTCCGTGGTGTCACCATCAGCACCCTCATGAACCCCCAACCCAACACCTTCACCTACGCACCATAGGAGAGTTCATGACCCGCACCCGAGCATCCGCTAAGAAAGCCGGATCCACATTCGAGCGAACCACCGCCGACTACCTAGCCGCAGTCGTTGACGACCGCATAGACCGGCGCGTGAAAAACGGCGCCAAAGACCGCGGCGACATCGGAGGCGTACGCATACACGGGCAACGCGTAGTCCTCGAATGCAAAAACACCGCCAAAACCAGCCTCGGAACATGGGCTAACGAAGCCGAGATTGAACGCGGCAACGACGACGCACTCGCCGGCGTAATCGTCCACAAACGCCACGGCACAGCAGACCCCGGTAAACAGTGGGTAACACTCACGCTCGCCGACTTCGCCGCTCTACTAACCGGCGACCGTACCCACATAGACCAGGAGGCCGAATGAGTACCAAACCGTTCGTCGGGAGCCCACGCACCAACCCGCACCGGCCACAAGTGTTCACCCCCTCATACGGCGTCACAGCAGGCGGCAACAGGCGCTTCCCCGTAGGAATCGGCACGCGATGGCGTGTCGAGTTCAGCGGCGGACACCACGACTTCCCAACCCACGCCGAAGCCATCACCTACGCCGACAGACTCGTGAGGGAACCCAAATGAAGCCGCTGCACTACCGCTACACCATCGACGTAAACGAACTGGACTACGCCCGGCTCATGCAACTGGTCATGAAGTTCGGCACGGGAACCGGCGAAGGTGGCAGCACCCCGACCACACTCCGCATTGCACTGGCAGACGCCCAAATCCGAACAGCGGCGCCCGAGGAACAGGAACCCAAATGACCGTGTACGCCATCCGCTACCGGGGCCGTGTCTTCCACCAAACCAGCCACCGCGACGACCACCACCAAATGCTCAACCGACTCCAACAACACGGCCACAACCTCAACGAACCCGGATGGGAAGTAGAAGAATCATGAACCCCGCAAAAGAAACCCGCATCAAGATCGTCGGCAACTGGAACGCAGGCCGCACCGAATGGGGCAAAAAAGGATTCGACAACTTCCTCATCGGCGCATCCTGGCAGCACTGGGGCGCATTCAACACCGAACGACAGACCGTCCTCTACCTCGGACTCTGGACCGTCACCATCACAACCCCGAGCGGCCCCGGTAAGACACGCAAGGACATCATGCGATGAAGCGTAAACCGGGCGGACACCCAGCCAAACAAGACCCAACAACAGCCAAACTCTTCCGCACCATGCGCGCAACCGTCGAACTCGTCCGCGAACTCGACGGCAAACTCAACCCCGAAACCATGCTCCAACTCAAAGCCGCAGCACTCGGAACCATGTGGGTTTATAGCGAGCTTGCGAACCTGCCCGCACCAGACGCCATCATCGGAGGAAAACAATGAGAAACAAGATCATCCGCATGAAACGCCTCCGCGCTCAACGTGTCCTAGATGACTTCATGCGAATGCCAGCGCGGATCATCACCCCCAGTTTCGACTACCGCGAAATCAACGCCAAAGCACTAGCGGACTCCCGCCTGTGGGTTGCGCCGGAAGTAGAAGTCCATGTTCGAGGGGCAGCACCTACAGAGCTCTTTCACCAAGGAGGCGGCGCGTGAGCCAGGAGTGCACGACGGACGATTGCCGGAACCACACCTCGGAATATCTCTGCGCCCAGTGCGTGTCGGACCTCCAAAGCTGGATCGCACGCATCCCGATATTGTTGGTTGAACTCCGCGTAACCATCGCCCGGCTTGACCATGTCAGACCCGCAGGCGGCGGAGGCGGCGGATCCAAACCAGGATCCGCCGCACCCCTCAACCTTGACGCCCTCCAACTGTCGGAGAACCTGCGCGCCGTGGGCAGTGACGCGAAATTCTACGCCCACCAAGAACACGCAGCCGGCCAAGCGTGGCTCATCGCTGACTGGGTAACCAAAGCCGAGTTGCTGGTTAGCGGGCCCGAAGCCGAACACGTCAACCACGCCGCCATACGCGCCAAAGTCCAAAACATCGCACCACCCATGCCCACACGCGACCTCACCAAATGGCTACGCGACCACGCACGCATCCACGTCACAAGCATGGACATCCGCAACTGGGTACGCCGCGGCAAACTCACAGCAGTAGACCGCGAACCACAACCCACCTACCACCCGCACGAAGTACTAGACGCATGGCGCGACACGCACGTCACAAATATGGCATTCAGCACAAAAAGCTGATACCGTGTCAAATTGAGGGGCTAGCCAGCTTCTCACTCAGGTCTGTCACCCATAGAGGTGCGGACCTTTTTTTGTGCCCCGATTACGGGCACGGGCTGAATGGTTAGCGACCGACCCCCCATAACGTCGCTTCAGGTTTCGACTACCTGACAGCCCACTGAGCGCGACCGGCCGCCGGGCAACAACTGAAACCGCGGCGTAACGCCTGGGCCGCTCAACCCTTCCCACACAAGCGGAGGTACGTCATGGATGGACAGACATGCGACAAGCACCCAAGCGCACGAGCAGCAGCTAAGGTCATCCTCGCCAACCTCGGCACCCTCTACTGGTGCAACCACTGCGTACGAGGCTTCGAGAACACATACACCGGCCCATTCCATGTTGAATACGAGACGGTGGAGGTCAGCGCATGAGACGCCTACTCGACGCCGTATGCGAACTCATCGAAGCACACGCCGCAAGGGTGCGTACCGAGACGCTAGACAACGAGCTTGAGTACGCAGACTGGACACGTGCTCAGGCTGACGACCTAGAGGACTGAGCATGGCCACCTCACGCACAGGCACAACAGTATGGAAGACGTTACGTAAGCGCGCTCTCTACAGGGCCCGACGCGCAGGCCAAACACACTGCCCTATCTGCAAGGTCGAACTCGACTACGAAGTCAGCCTCACACCAGCAAGTGCAGAGCCAGACCACATCATCCCGCACGCACGAGGCGGCGCAGACCACATAGACAACCTAGTCGTCATTTGCAGGCTCTGTAACGGTCGAAAAAGCGACAAAGCAGCACCAACCACACCAACCATCAACAAGGGGCCGATCCGGGCGTCTCGGGCCTGGTAATGGGGTGTCGGAGCCGTGTCGGAGATGGTATGGGGGGACCACCCCCACCCCCCTCCCACGCTCGCCCCTCCGGCATAGCGCCGCATATCCCCCCGAGTCGGCTCTTCCACACAGTGGGGGGCTGTGGGCGGGTTTCTGCCGGCCTTTTGAGTGGCGGGCGGTGATCTATGACCCCCTTTTTGGGAGGCGGGGTCCTATGGGCTCGCGTTTTCCTACTTCACTGAACTTCCGCTAGATGTAGCCGTTTATCCGTAACAACTGGTAGACTGTCGGTATGGGGAATAGAGCATGCGGGAACTGCGGGACGAGCCTTAAGCTGCTTCGTGCGGACGCGAAGTTCTGTTCCACTAAGTGCCGGGTGTACTTCTCGCGCAAACCTAAGCTCCCCGTCGAGATGACAAGCCGGCATCGCTGGGTGCGTCGTGATGAAAACAAGATCCCGTTGACGGTTGCGGGCCGGTACGCTTCGAGTACGAAGTCGAGCACTTGGGCCGCTTATGAGCAGTGCGCTAAGTCCACTGTTGGCGTCGGCCTTGGCTATGTACTGGGCGATGGTATCGGCTGCTGGGATTTTGACCACTGCATCACTGACGGCGTGCTGGCTGGTTGGGCTCGTGAGTTTATCGAAGCTATCGACGCTCCACTACTGATTGAGGTCAGCCAGTCCGGCGAGGGTGTTCACGTTTTCGTGAAGGCTCCCGAGGGGCCGGGCCGGAAGATCCGCAATGGCGAACGTTGTATTGAGTTCTATTCCACTGGCCGCTACATCGCTGTCACTGGCAACCGTCTGGCTCTTTAGGAGGCCCCGTGAGTTTGTCTGAGGCTGCTCCGGAGGGGCGTTTGGCGGGACTGGTTGCTTTGCGTGAGCGTCTGGCTGCGGAGATTGATGGTTGTGAATCGGCGCGGGATGTTGCTGCGTTGTCGATCAGGTTTATGGATGTGTTGGCGCAGGTTGATGAGCTTGAGGGCGGTTCTGCTGCTGCTTCGGCGCCGGCGTCTCCTTTGGATGAGTTGAGGCGTAAGCGGGCTGAGCGTTCTAAGACGGGGTGATTGGTTTGGGTGCGGTTCTTCTGGGTTCTCAGGTTCCGCGTTATAACATCACGCCCGCGCCTCGTGGTTTCACTGTCAATGATGCTCTTGATGCTGTTGATTTCGCGGCTGGTTATGGTCTGGTCGCTGATGAGTGGCAGGAAACTACTTGCAAGTCGTGGATGCGGCGGACGAAAACGGGCCGCTGGTGCGCTAGTACCTGGGGGATCACTGTGAGCCGGCAGAACGGCAAGAACGGTTCCCTTGAGATTGTCGAGTTGTATGGCATGGTCGCGCTCGGGCTCAAGTTCCTCCACACCGCTCACGAGGTGAAGACTGCGCGTAAGGCTTTCACTCGTCTCAAGTATTTCTTTGGCGAGAAGGCGAACGATCCGACTGCCCGTTTTCCTGAACTGAATGCGCTTGTCCGTGAGGTCAGGAACACGAACGGTCAAGAGGCTATCGTCCTGCTGGACGGTGGTTCTTGCGAATTTATCGCTAGGTCTAAGGGTTCTGGCCGTGGGTTCACGGTTGATGTCCTGGTGTTGGATGAGGCGCAGGACTTGCAGGACCACGAACTAGAGGCGCTACTCCCGACTACGTCCGCGGCGCCGTCTGGTGACCCTGTGACGATCTTTATGGGCACCCCGCCGAAGGACACTGGCGAGATTGGTGAGCCGTTCGTTCGTGCCCGTGATGGTGCGATTGACGGCAGTGATAAGCGGATCGCGTGGGTGGAGTTTTCGGCGCCGGGAAATGTGACGTCGATGAAGCAGGAAGAGTTGGAGCGGTTCGTGAAGGACCGTAATAACTGGGCTGAGGCTAACCCTGCGCTCGGGCGTCGTATCAACTTGACGACTATCGAGGCTGAGCTTGCCAGATTCTCGCCGTCCTCGTTCGCCCGTGAGCGCCTGAATATGTGGCCCGAGGCTGGTGCTGCTAAGTCGGCTATCCCTCCGCGTGCGTGGGCCGCTAGGGCTGTTGAGACTGTCCCTGAAGAGTGGCCGTTGGCTGCTATCGGGTTGGATATGAACCCGGAGCGCACAAGCGTGACCGTTTCTATTGCTGCGTTCTCTGAGAATGGGGTGCATGTGGAAATCGCGGCGGATGACTTCGCCGCTATGACTTCTGATGAGCTTGTTGCCTGGGTTTTCCAGCGGGCCCGTAAGCGGATCCCTGTTGTGATGGACGCTTACACGCCGGCGCGGTCTTTGGAGGCTGCGTTGCGGAAGAAGGGTGTTCGCGTGTTCATCCTTGGTCCTGCTGAGTTGTCTCAGGCGTGCGGCGGGATCAGTGACGCGGTTGTGAAGGACAAGACGTTGACGCATTACAACCAGGAGCAGCTGAACCTGTCGCTTGAGGGCGCTTTCAAGGAGCCGTTTGGTAAGGCGGGCGCTTGGAAGTGGAACCGGAAGACGTTCGAGGTTGATTTGACGCCGATCATGGCTGCTACGGCGGCGCATTTTGGTGCTGTGAAGTTTGGTAAGAGGCGTTCTAGTTCCGGTGAGGGCCGGGGGAAGGTGTTGGTGCTTTCGTGATTGACACTTTGGTTGTTCCCGGCCTGTCCGTGGAGGATAACGAGACGCTGAATAAGTGTCTTGGGCAGTTGCGTTCGGTGGCTGGTATCAATGAGACGCGCCGCAGGTATTTTGAGGCGAAGCAGCTTGTTCGGCATCTTGGGATTGCGATTCCGCCGCAGTTGCAGTCGTTTGAGACGGTGACTGGCTGGCCGTATAAGGCGGTCAAGAGTCTTGCGTCTCGGGTGAAGCTTGGGGGGTTTGCGGCTCCTGGTGTGGAGCTTGACGAGTTTGAGGTTGACCGTATTTGGTCTGAGAACCGTCTCGGGATTGAGGCGCACCACGCGCACATGTCCGCGCTGACTTATGGTGTGTCGTTTGTGGCTGTGATGGCTGGTGCTGATGGTGAGCCGGGCGCGGTTATCCGGACTTTGTCGCCGACGTCGTCTACTGCTTTGTGGGATGCGAACCGTCGCCGGGCTTCGGCTGCTTTGTCGGTGGTTTCGATGGAGGCCGGCTACCCGAACGAGTGGATTTTGTACCTCGAGGACAAGGTTGTTACCGGCCTGTTTGTGAGTGGGCGTTGGGTGTTGGATGAGCGCCCGCACACGCTGGGTAGGTGCCCTGTTGTGGTGCTGGCGTATGATTCCTCGCCGGAGTACCCGTTTGGGCGTTCGCGGATCACTCAGGGCGTCATGCGTATCACTGATGAGGCGATCCGCACGAGCCTCCGCATGGAGGTTTCGGCTGAGTTCTACAGTTCGCCGCAGCGTTATCTGTTGGGCGCTGATGAGTCGGCGTTTACGAACGCCGACGGTACGCGGGCTGATGCTTGGAAGACGATCACCGGGCACATTCTGGCTATTGGCCGGGATGAGGATGGTGAGGTTCCGACTGTTGGGCAGTTCCAGGCCGCTTCGATGCAACCGCACACTGAGATGCTGCGGACTATCGGTGCGAAGTTCTCCGGCGAGACGAACATCCCGCTGAACGCGCTCGGTATCATCCACGACAACCCCGCGTCTGACGCTGCGATGCACACGGCTTACCTTGACCTCAACGCCGACGCGGAAAGCGCACATGAGCCGTTCGGTGCGGCGTGGGTGGATGCTATGCGGATGGCTGTTGAGATCCGCACGGGTTCGGCTGATGGTTTGGAGTTGCTGACTACGAAGTGGCGGGATCCTGCCACTCCGACGAAGGCCGCTGCGGCTGATGCTGTGATGAAGCTTGTCAATGCCGGCGTGTTGCCGCCTGATTCTGCGGTCACTCTGGAACAGCTCGGCTTTGACCAGACCACGATTGACCGGATCGTGGCTGATAGGCGCCGCGCTCAGGCTGGCACGAGGTTGGATGCTTTGGTGAACGCCGCGAAGGCTTCTCCGCAGGGGGTTGTTGATGTCGCTGCAGATGCTGAGGATGTTCGAGCAGGCGAATGATGGCATAGCGGCGCTGGTTGAGCGTGACCTTGCTGCTTTCCTCGCTGCTTTGGATTTCACGAAACCGGCTGCGGTGCGTGATGCGTTGTTCGACTTCATCCCCTTGCTTGTTGCTCAGTATGGGGAGGTCGCGGCGACTGTCGCGGCTGACTGGTACGACGAGTTGCGGGCTTTGGAGGAAGTGAGCGGGGCGTTCAGTGCCCCGCTCGCCGCCCCTGTTCCTGATGTGCAGGTGAAGGGCCGTATCGGGTTCGCTGTGCGCCTTGATGGGCCTTTGTGGTCCGGTGACACGGACACGCTGACGGCTTTCCTCGGGATGATGTCGAACGAGTACGCGCTGCAGCCTGGCCGTGACACTGTCATGCAGGCCGCACACGCTGATAACGCCGCTTATGCCCGTGTCCCTGAGCCTGGCGCTTGCAATTTTTGCTTGATGCTCGGCTCGCGTGGGTTCGTCTATTCCAAGGACACTGCCGGCGAATCGAAGAAGTTCCACGGTAAATGCCGGTGCAACATTCTCCCTTCTTGGGATGAAGACAGGGCCCGCTCAGAGTATGGATACGACCCGGACGCACTCTATGAGCAGTACCGGGCGTTGAGAGACGCCAAATAGTTTCGGGCGATTGAGTTCTTAGACTCCCGCCTCATTAGATTCCCGCCGCCTTCTGGTGGGTTATCTGCCCGCATGGGCATTGTCATTTAATCCACCTGAAGCCGCACGGCTGAGGACAACCCGCATGGGAGATACAAAGATGGCTGCATCTGAAGCTACTTCGACCGCATCGGAAGCCACTGAATCTGAGGCCACCGAGTCCACTCAGCAAGAGACGGACTGGAAAGCCGAAGCGAGGAAGTGGGAGGCCCGAGCCAAGGAAAACTTGGCGAAGGCGACCGAAAACAGCACCGCTGCACAGCGTCTCGCCGAGATCGAGGAAGCGAACAAGACCGAAGCTGAGAAAGCCCAGGCTCGAGCCGAGGCCGCTGAGAAGCGCGCTATCGAGCTTGAAGCTAAGGCGCTGAGGGCTGAGGTTGCCGCCGCTAAGGGTGTCCCTGTGAATCTGCTGACGGGCAGCACGCAGGAAGAACTTGAAGCCGCCGCTGATGCGCTTATCGCTTTCCGCGGGGAACAGAAGGCCGGGCCGACGTCCGGTTCGCTGGGCCGCGTGAACCAAAACACTGTGAAGGGTACGCCGGGCGAACAGTTCGCGGACTTCTTCCAATCAAATCTTTCTTCTTAGGAGTAAAAAATGGCAGGCATTGACCTGAACCGCACCTCCGCTAACGTTGGCGCGCTTCTTCCCAAGGAAATTTCTTCCGAAATCTGGAGCACCGCTGTTGAGGAATCGGTTGTTATGCGTGCTTCGCGCCGCATCAACCTTCCCGGCGCTGGTCTGACTATCCCGATCATCACCGGCGATGCCGAGGCTGACTGGGTTGCTGAGACGGATGAGAAGCCCGTCTCTGATGTGGCTGTTTCGTCCAAGTCGATGACTGGTTACAAGCTGGCCGTCATTGAGACGTTCTCTGAGGAGTTCCGCCGTGACCTCCCGGCCCTGTACGCGGAGCTTGCTCGTCGTCTTCCGTCCGCTCTGGGCCGCAAGTTCGACGAGACGGTCCTGCATGGCACCGCTCCGGGCTCGAACTTCGATGTTCTGTCGGGTTCCGCTGCTATCGCTGTGGACGCCACGGACACTGTTGGTGACCTGGTGGGCGCGCTGTCCGCTGTGGGTACCGCCGGCGGCGATCTGTCGCACTGGCTGCTGTCCCCGCAGGCTGAGGGCCTTGTTATGACGGCTAAGGACGCTGCAGGTAACTTCGCTCTCCTGCGCGATGTTCAGGCTTCGACCGGCAACATCGGTTCGCTGTTCGGCCGTCCGGTCACGAAGTCCCGCGCCGTTTACAGCAACCCGGCTACGGGCGCTGACGTCATCGGTTTCGCTGGTGACTTCGCTAACTCCGCGATTGTCGGTGTTGTCGAGGATGTTCGCGTGAAGATCAGCGACTCCGCGACCGTGAACAAGGGCGGCACGCAGATCAACCTGTGGCAGCGCAACATGTTCGCAATCCTGGCTGAGGTCGAGGTGGGCTTCATCGTCCGCGACGGCGCTCACTTCGTCAAGCTGACCGGCGCTACCACCGCGTAATGCTGATGCTCTCCCCGTATTCCCTGAAAGCGGTTGACGTGCCTGCTGGGCTCGTTGACCG